CAAGTGATTTACCCGCAAGGCATCTTCGGCTTTTTTCCCCGCGCTGTAGCAGGCTGATGCAGTGACAAAGTTTCTCCTGCCCAAATATTCACAGCGAGCCTCAGTAGCTGTACCGGACCCCATAACCAAGCAATACAGAATAACGTACTCAAACATAGCTAAACCTTTCCTGCGAACATATCTAAGAAGTCGCCGAGGTCCATAACCGCTAAAGGCTTTTTCCTGTCAGCCCCCACGACCAAGACATCAGAGCCCTCAAGATGTTGATACAAAAACTTGAACCCGTCGGCCCGCTTCTTCGCCTCAATAACCCAAGTCTCTCTGCCCTTCTTGATGTGGACATCGCCCTTAAACCCAGCGGCGGCACCTGACAGCGGCACCCTGTGAGCCTCAAGGTCACGCAGTCTGGCAAGCTCTACAATCTCACGCTCAAAGCGACTGCCCTTTTCTTTTTGCGGATTACTCATCACAATCATCCAAACTGGACGCACCATTTTTAGCCGGCTGTTCTGCCCGATATATCTTACCCAGACTGTCACCAGTTAATTTCTCATCAACGAAGCCATCATCAGGCAATGTAGCTGACCACTCGGCATTCGACTTCTTTTGCCACTTCAGCCAAAGCTCATATTCTAGCTGAGAGACCTTGCCCTCAAGTTCACGCCTGATAGTCATTGAACACCTCACACCAATCTTTAAGAGAAACCTTACCCTTGGTATATTTGAAGATTGCCATCATGTGCATCCCGCTTGGCGGGCGCTTTCCGTAAATCCAGTTGTGAACTGTGGGCTGTGTGACCTTCAGTTCCCTAGCCGCCTGAGCTTGCCTAAGCCCCTCAGAAACAAGATATTCTTGGAATTTCATATTACTATCCTTTATACGTTTGACACTACTGTGTATAAACTGTATTAAAGTAATTCTATAAAAGGGTAAAGGGAAATATTAACTATGAGTGAAGTTCCAGAATATTTTGAGGCTGTGCAATTACATCATTTCAGCCCGTCACAACTAAATAAGCCCATCAGTAATTGGATATTTGACTACGTTTATCTGTCTAAAGATAAGCGCCGTGAGATAACCGTCGGCGAAAATGCGGCTTTTGGAACCGCTGTGCATGGTGGCATTCAGGCTGTTCTATCCGGTGGGCAAACTCTGTGGGATGCTATCGACGCATCTGTATTAGACTTCGATTTTCATCCAGCTAATGAGAGCGCAGAAAAGCGCGAGAAGTTTCGCACCATGATACCGGACGCAGTGACTGTTGGCTTCGAGACTTTGCAGGAAAAATTTACTGGTTGCGAAGAAGAGAAAAAAGTCTTCGTGGAATTGCAGGGCATTGAGGTTCCGGTCATGGGATATATTGACCTGTTCACAGAGACAGCTTTCTGTGAGGTAAAAACTAAGGCACCAAGAATGGGCGCCATAAAGAAGGACGGCACGAGAGGCTTTAGCAAGGCTACACTGCCCAAGAAGCCAGAGTTCGCTCACTTGGGTCAGGTTGCCATCTACCACGCCGCCACGGGCCTCACACCCCACCTTGCGTACATCTCAGCAGAAGATGGAGTCATCTTTTCGCCTGACAACTGCGAGGAACTACAGCCGGATAAACTCGGCTATGCATTGAACGAGATGCGCCGTCGTGCGGCTCTCAGGCAGAACCTGTTGCGTATCAGCACAGACCCTAAAGTTCTAGCCAGTTTGACTGACCCCGACTTCCAGCATCCGTTTTACTGGAACCACCAATTCAAAGATGAAGCAAAGGAGCTCTGGAAAATATGACTGTTTGGGAAACACTATCAGCAATCGACGTATCAAAGCATGTCGAGAAAAAGAACGGCTTTACATACCTATCATGGGCATGGGCTTGGACCGTGCTTAAACAGCACTACCCGTCTGCTCAGTATGTGAAGCATAGCTACAGCGTAAACGGCCTCACAGTGCCCTATATGCTGGACCACAACGGCGATGCATATGTTTGTGTCACTGTAAAAATACCCCATAATTCTAGCGATATTTTAGGACACTTGGCTGAGGCAACAGAAGTCATGCCGGTGTTAGACCATCGCAATAAACCCATCAAAAATCCAGACAGTTTTGCCGTCAACGCCAGCTTACAGCGTTGCATGGTCAAAGCTATGGCTCTGCTAGGTCTGGGTTGTTACATATATGCTGGTGAAGATATGCCAGCGAACAGTTCAGGTGGACCGGACAGCTCCGGAAGCAAGCCTGTGCCAAAGACCCCTGCGGTTGGCGTAAAAGAGACACAAGCTCACCAAAGCGCATTAGTTACTTCCGCAGGGGTCAACGGCCTAAATAAGATAAAATCTCCATTGGCCTTGGCTGATGAGATAGCAATGGCACCGGACATAGATAGCCTCAAGGTTATTTACAACCGTGTCTCAATGGGGCTGTCGTCTTCAGACAAACAGCTATTTTCAAATCGTAAAAAGGAGTTAATGTCTTGAGTAATTATGACCCAGAAATGAAGGGTGCGCTCTTCCGCAATGACAAGGGCGACAACGATAAGCGTCCCGACATGCGGGGCGACATCACTATCAATGGCACAAAGTATTCTCTGTCAGCTTGGTCTAACGTGCCTAAAAATGGCGGCGATAAGTTCCTGTCCATAAAGGCAAGCGAGTTCATCGAGAAGACTGCCGCACCGGAAACACAGCCAGCGGCAAGCATGGACGATGATATCCCGTTCTAAGAAACGACCACCTAAAAAGCCGAGCAAATATCCCACCATAGATAATTTTGCTCGGTGTTACTTCTGTGAGAAAACATTTAATTTCCGTTACGACGGGGTCATCAATGGAAACAAAAAGGAGTTCTGTAGCGATGAGTGTCTTATCAAAAATTATAGAAAAAATCTTCAGCGGGAACAGCAAGCCAATGAGGAATTTGACGCGCTCTGAGGAGCAGATTAACAAGGTGCTGGATATTACTTCAGCCGTGACCGGCATCAATAAAATTGATATTCTGGGCAAGAGAAGGAACCCTAAATATGTCGAAGCTCGACACATCTCTATGTTCATCTGTGCAGAAATGCTGGGTATGTCTTACTGTGAGATTGGCAGGGGATTTGGGCGGGACCATACCACCGTTTTCTATGCCCACAAAAAGCTCAGAAAAAGAGCGCAGGGCAGAACCAGTCTTAACACAAATCTCAAAAAAGTAACTGAGAGAATGACTGGATGAACTTAGACAGCCGAACGGTTCGTTATGTCGTTCATGGTGATGTCGAAAAATATCAGGGAGACGGCTGGGAAGTTGTCTCTCAATTATCATTGCCTCATAGCCAATATGCTGTGCTGATGGAGAATAAAGTGACCGAACCAGAGCTTGAATTTCCTGTGCTAATAGTGCCACATGATGATGGAGTGCTAGTAAAAATCAAGGGCGAGACGGCTATCAAGAAGATGACCGCCAAGCAAATGATGGACCTAGCAATCGAACTAATCATGCGGGCTAACAGAAGGCACAACAATGATGACGACGCTCGGTAAAAACTTTATTGCCGATTTAAAAATATCTCAGACGGCCTCTGGTCTCGCTGGGGAATACATTGCCGCCGCGTCAGTTCTTGCAAGAGGCTGGCGCGTTGCTTTAGCGCAACAGGATTCGGTGGACCTGATAGCATGGCACCCCGACAGCGGGCTCACATTACGCATTCAGGTAAAGGCTTGTCAGTCATCACGACAGGGCGGAGGTCGAAACAGGGTCCACTTCCAGACCGGCCTCGGCGGGCAGAAAAGATTGCCGACACTATCGGACTTCGATATTTTAGCCTGCGTATCGTCAGACCAGCGCACGGTGTGGTATATTCCTGTTACATCCATCCGAGAAAAAAAACTAACTCGGAATATTACATTTTTCAGCAACCCCGAACTCGAGCGGGAAAGCTGGTCAGATGCTCTGGACACGCTCGGCGTGAAGGAAAAATAACATGAATCTATCAAAGCATTTTAGCTTGGCAGAGATGACCAAGAGCCAGACGGCGGTTCGTAAGGGCATACCTAATGAGCCGACAGATGAACACATCGAGGCTATGAAGCTGGTGTGTGAACACATTCTGGAGCCTGTCAGAGAGCAGTACGGCATACCGTTCACGCCTAGTAGCGGATACCGCTCTGGTGAGCTCTGTATAGCCATAGGAAGCTCAGTAAATAGCCAGCATGCGAAG